CGGGGGGTCGTGTTCCGCCGCCTCCGCCGCCACCGGGATCATCAGACTGTGGTGGTGGACGATTGTCGGGGCGAGACGGAGGGCGGGACGGTGGGGGATCACCCGGAACAACATCATCAATGGGGCTAGGAGCAGGGTAATTAGGGCCGCCGCCACCATCAGACGGGGGCGTAGGCGTAGGTCTTCTAGGTTCATCTGGGTATGGATTGTATCCGTCGTACGGAAGATTAGGGTCGTATCCCGGAGGCACTGTTGGGTCGCCGCCATCTCCCGGAGTAGTGTCATCGCCCGGAGGAGTTCCGTCAGTGTCATCGCCCGGAGGAGTTTGACCAGCAGAAATTCCCAAAAGACTGTCAATGAGTTCTTGACGTTGTTTGTTTGTTAATCCTTCTGGAAGAACACCAGACAAAGTGTACCCTCCAAACAATCCCGGAGAAACACCAATAATACGATTGTTAAACACTCCAACGCCGTAGCCAGCTTCTCCCGCTTTCATTTTTTCTTCAATATTACTTAAATTTTTTAGGCTCATCATGGCTCCAACGCCAAAGCCGGATACACCCATCATGCTCAAGCCCATCCCTAGACCTTTGGGCATACCAACAAAGTTATCAGCCACACTGCCAGTTAAACCGGACACTCCCATAGTACCAGAGTAAAATTTAGAACCGCTGCGATCATCTGATCCCGCAACTTGTCCCGCAGACTCGTAGTAACCCGGATCAGTGTACCGTGTTATGCCAAACTTTTCGTGACGACGATCAGGATCATCTTCCTCGTATGGACTAGGAGTTCCTACTGACGGACGTTCTGGGGGAGAAACAGCAAGGTCTACTACTGATTTTAAAAACTCATTAGCCATTCTTTACATCCACCGCAGCTTCATAATCAGCCTTCAATCCCTTGATCTGTTCCAGTGAAGTTATCTTCCCCTGCAGCCGGAACACTTCCAGTTCCGATTGTGCCGCCACCAACGCCCGAAGCGTCATTCGGATTTGCTCCTGCAGGTACTCCTCCAGACTGTCCCACGCTTCCTTGTTCGCCACCAGCGGGCTGACCTTGCTGGCTTGTTTCTTGTTGAGCATTGGCTAGTCCTTTCAACATCTCTGCAAAAATCTGTGCTTCGTTCATGTCGTTCACAAGGCTGTCAGGATCAATGTCTTGTGCAATAGCCAGTTCACGCATGAGGTTTGGTATTTTGATAAACGGTGCCAGCATCGGATTGGATACTGTCTGTAACAGCGTAGTCAGTCGTTGACTGCGTACTTCCTTTTGCATCACTGCAGCTACACCACGAGGTTTGATCTCTAGGTCACCCTCAATCTCCGGTGAACTTTCGTTGAACTGCATGTTCCACTGAAAGTACGCTTCACCCAGTGGCTTGAGAAGCTGGTCGTCTATGTTTTTAATCACCGTTTTAAGGGACAGACTTGCTCCGCCCAACAACATGGATAGTCCAGATGCTGTGCGTCCCGTGCCTGTTACTCCTGTTTGACCGTGCATAATCGACGGCAAGCCTGTTTCTTCGTCAGCAAGTTGTCGGCTGATCTGATACATCTGAATGTTTTCAGGTGCTGTGTTCGGAAACTTGAGGCCGTTGATTGCCGTCCCTGTTACACCGGACTGACGGCGAAATATTTTACCGGGAAAGATGTCCATGTTTTGTCCGGGAACAAGTGAAGCTTCGTCCACGTCAAACACTAGGTTACCCGCCAACGCCAGATTGTCGATTGCCATACGAACGTGCCCGTTCATCAGCAGTTGTGCGTCTTCCATGTTCTCTGCAACACCAACACCCCACACTTGGTACGGGTTGATTTCATATGGAAACACTTGGTAAGGTATGCGGGCTGGCGTAAATGGGTTCATAACGCAGCGTAGGATCATAGTACCACATGCCCACACGTTTACTTGTACCTGTTCAAACTCACTCATGTCAGCAGGAATATCCAGTCCCGCTTCTCGTGCAAGTTTGGCATCAAGGAAGCCCCAATACTCAAGAACTTCGTAGCGACTATCACCGACGTACGGCTCAGTCTCTTCTTCACGAATGGTGTCTTCGTAATACTTGTCTTCGTAGTTTGGTCCTTTTGCAAGGCACTCCTCAATAGCGTCAGCGTAAAAGTGTGGCTGTGAGATAAGGTTACGAAGTTGTTGACGGTTCATGCGGTGTCGTTGAATTACGTATTCGCAATCGTCTATGCTTGTGGCAGAGGGATCAGGGTGAAAGTCCCACGGGGATACGTGTTCAATACGAGGAACAATACGCTCGTACGGACTGTACACTCGTCCCTCTGGTCCGTTTTCCCAGCGGTGTACCCGCTTGTAGTGATTGAACGGACCCTTTACAACTCCTGTGCCTAGCAGGGCGGATTCAAAGATAGAACTACGAAGCACGTTTACTGCACGTGTATCAAGAAGCTGATCGTGAACCATCTTCTCCATGTTGAGTGCAGCCTTTTGTGCAGGGCTAATCTGTGGCTCACCCATTTTGGCTGGGCCTTCAGACAGGGGTGCATCACCGTACTGGTTAGCTAGTCCCCCCAAAAAATCGCCAGAGGCAGGGGTAGCTTGCGTGGCACCAAATGGCAACTCACGACCATCACCCTCAAATCCGTACGGGTCTTCCGAAGGTTGCATTTGATCTAGCGGAGTAGTAAGGTGGGCAAACTCTGCTATACCCTCTGGTATGGGAGTTGGCTCTATGACCAATGGAAACTTTTTGTTTGCAAAAAGGATGTCTACAATCTGACCGTACGCAGCAAGCACCTTTGTCTTGGTAATCTTGATGAACACCTTTGACTTTTCACTGTCACGGTATTGTGTTGTAGAATCATAAATGCCACGAAAGTTTTTGTACGCTCTCAGCCATCGCTGCTCGTACGAAAACCGTCCGTTTTCTGCGTCGTCAAATCGTGCCTTTACGTACGCAGCCAAACCCGGCATTTGCTCTTCGGGTTCAAAGACTGGTACGGCGGTGTCGTCCGCAGGTTCCAAAAAGTTATCGGACATATCGCTTCCTTAGTAGTCGCGTTCGTCTGCCATTTTAAAAAGTGAAGCTTCTACCGTAGCTTTTGTTTGCTTCTTTGGCATTGCTTCAATCATCGGTCCTGTTTGGACACGAGTGTCAAACTCTAGGCTTTCGCGGTAGAGTGAAGATGCACCTTCGTCTTTATCAACGCTTGTCTTGTCTGCGTTCATAATGTACGATGCGCCGTAGTTGTAGTTATTACCGGGCATGTATGCCTCCGTTTGTTGGGTTGTTTAGCGGACTACGCCGCCGTAAAGAAACGATGGTGCTTGATCCATCGCGGTTGCTTCCCCCCGCATCGCATTGGCGCGGGCTTCGGGAACTGGTACGAACCCTTGTGCAGCCATCTGTGGTTTGGGCGCAACAGGATCGGGTATTTCAACTGGGGCTTGTGATTGTTCCATTTGTCCAGTGGTCTGTAGACTTTGTGCAACCTCTGGATCGTCGGCAGCAATTCTTTCAATGGGACGGGAAGACATAGGGTCTGCCACTACTGGCTGTGGTGAACCCATTGCAATTTCTCCTACGGCTCTTGCAGTTCCAGCGGCACCGGCTAAAGAGGGGGGAACTCCCATTTGCGTCATTTGCTGCTGTGTAGATGCGCCTTGTGAAGCTGCATCGTAAATACCCAACGCTTCAAGACCAATTTCTGCAGACTTTGCTACTTTTCCAAATAGGGGAACTGATGCTAATCCGCCGATTACTCCGGTGGCTATAGACCCTAACTGGTCTGGATCAGTAATCTTTCTTCCAAAGTTTGTAATCATGGAAGATATAGATTCTTTACCTGCGTCTATGGTTTGTTGGGCTTTAGCAGCAGCTTTGTCGTCAACGGGAGGAACAAGCCCCTCTGTTTGTTCGGTTAGACTTTGGACTTGTCCCATCAGTCCTTCTAGTTTTTTTATTTTATTTTCTAAAGAGTCTACTGATCTGTCTACTGCGCCAGAAGCTTGTGCTGTGGCTGTTCTGGTTTGGCTTTCTACCACCTGTTGTTCAACGGGTGCATCTACTGCGAGAGGAACTACAGTTGTAGGTTTAAAGTTGTCGTTGGCAAATCCATACCCATCGTTGCCAAATAAAGTTTGAGGGCTGTCAAAACCCACTGACTCCATATACAGATTTGAAAATATTTCTTGGGCACTCTGTAAACGAGAAAGACTGCGACGACTTTTTCTTTCAACTTTGTAGTGATTCAGACCTACGTCTGCTTTTTCGGAGTGCCCCAGAACTTTGTTAGCGTCGGCTGCACCGATTTCTTCTTCTAAGATATCAAAAATGTTTTTACGTAAATCGCGTACACTAAAATCAACTACTTTGTTTTTAGATAAATCTTTAATCTCTAGTCCCATAGACTTCATATTAGAGCGCATAATCGGATTTATAGTGCTTCGTATTTTTTCTTCAGACTGTGTAAATAATTCAGTACGACCTTCTGCTTGTGCATCTGCAGCCAAATCAGCTAGAATGCCGTGTACAATATCGCCAAGATCGTAATTAGTTCGGCCCCCTTTGTTACTTATACTGTATAGTTTCTTAACTGTTGGGTCAAACGATCCGTATTTTGCATCCGGTTCTGCATTTCCTAGTTGAAGTTCAATAATGTCCGGATTACGAAGTCCTGTAAGCGTCTTAATCATAAAGAACGCTTTGGCCTCTTTATCAGTAAGCTGTCGGGCTGTAGCATCTATAGCCGCATTAAAATCGTCAAAAGCAGGAAGTTCTAGCTTTCGGGCAACACGAGTAAGGCGGATACCAAATTCTGTAGGCTTACCTCTGTTAGCTTTTTCATAGTTGGAAAGAACATTTGTCTGTTCAGGACCAATTCCGACGTTAATTAAAGTTTTAACGCGAGAAGCAAACATGCCTGATCCACTGGACACTTTTTTAAATCGCTCTGTGGTTGTCCACTTTTGTAAATCAGTTATGCTTTTTTCTGTATTTAGTTGAGACACAGGGGTGTTAGAAGGGAACCCTGCCTTTTCTAGATCACGTAAAGTAGCCCTAAAATTATTTACAAGAGTCTTGTCTTTACCTTTTATGTGGGCATCAAAAGCCTCTTGTAATGTCATCTCTGCCATTTATCAGTATCCGAATACTTCGTCTTGGACTTGGTGGACTTGGTTCTTTATCGCACCTAGTTGTTTGTGTATGGAAGCATACCCGCTCATGCGTGTCATCATTCCGTAGCGCAGGGCGTCGTATGCGTGATCCTCTGCCTTCGTGTTTACATCTTCGCTGTTTGTTTTGGACAGGGGTATGCCAGCAATTTGTTTGACTATGTTCTGGCAGCTAGAAAAGAAACGTAGACGAGGCTCTTCTGTGTAGGGATCATCGGCTAGGCGACGATGTATTTCCATTTTGCCTTGAATGCGGTTGCGGTCTGCTGGAGTCCAACGAACACCCTGCCGCATCATTACCTCTGCGATTGATGGCCCAAAACCTGTCTTGTTCCAGCAAGACGAGTCAAGGACCGTGTAGTGAGGTATGGGGTCTAGTTGTTCCGCTGATAGTATTTTAGCGGCTAACTCTTCCGCTGTCAAGTGTTTTTCGTATAATTCTCTATAAATCCAAATGTTGTTGTCCCAGTCGATTGCGCCCCACAGAACACATGAGGGTGCAGCGTAACCATAGTCGGCCATTCGTATGCGCGGCCAGTTGGTTGGCAGTTCGAACGGCTCTACGACGTGCTTGGTGCGGCTGAACTCTGGGAAGGCCGCTCCCTCTGCCACGTCCCAATCCCCTTCAAGAAGTCGCTTTCGTTCGACATCTGGGAGCGATCTGAGCATGGCCTCGTACTGGCCGTCTGCCATCAGATGGGGATTGTCGGTCAACCGTGCCGGTACAAACTTACGAAAGAACAGCGGCTGACCTGCTTTTTCGTGGCCGGGGGGCCACACAAAGTCTTTTTTTGTCTCTATATCGAACGCAGGAAAAGGCTTGTTTTCTGGGGTTCCGTCGATGTAGGTTTTCTTGACCCACCAACCACCCACTCCTCCGGGGTTGGCAGTGCAGCGCATGTACAAGTGTTGCTGGAGTTCAGGATCAGTAGTACGAAGGCGAGAACGCAGGTAATCCCAGACGTAGGGTGTAGGATATTGGGTAATCTCATCAATGCCTATCCAGTTGAACGCCTGTCCTTGAAAGCGAGTTACGTCTTTGTCTTTGTCTAGGTAGGTGAACCAGATTGTTGCCCCGGAGGGAAAGTGCCACGTTGACTTGGACTCACGAAACTTTGCACCGGGAAAAGCTTTTGTGTATAGCTGGCGTGACTTGTCGATCAGTTCGGTTAGTTCGTCCAGAGTGCGACGAAGCAGTAGACCGCGATGGTTGCTATTGTGACAAAAGCGTAACGGGTCTGCAAGAAGCGCAAAACTTTTTCCGCCACCGGCTGCACCACCGTATAATACGTCGCGTTCACCAGCAGAAAGAAACTCTTCTTGCGGCCCAGCGTTGGGCTGGAATACAATCTCACTGTCCTTGACCAACTCTGAAACGGCACTAGGCAGTTCAGACAAATCTCCTTGATCAACGACTTTAGTTTCGGTACCAACAAGTGCTTTTTCTACCTTTGTTATCTTTGCTTCAAGATTACGAGCGTATCGGCGTTTGTCTTCGGCTGCTTTTGTTGTTTTGGCTGCGCGGCGTTTGGCCCCGTTCAGTTTCTTTTGAGCAGCACGGCGGGCACGTTCCTTTACGGACAGGTTGTACGAAGCTTTGGGTGCGTTGGGGTCTTTCTTGGGNCGNCCTGCCATCTAGGGNTTCTCCGCGCTTCCCATTGCTTTTCTGCTTTGCAAATACACAAAAGGAACTCTGTCTTTTAAATAGTCCCNTTTTTGAGCAGTACCTAAATGGTCTGGTTTTGGTCTTACCCTGTATGGATCGTAAGTTCCTATATGTTTATTACTTTGAGTCTGTGCTGTATACTTATCCATCAATCACGACCTCTTTCTTTGGGGGGAGCAGGACAACACCGTGTACTGCAGTTACGTTGTGGTTGATTGTTTCCGCTTGTTTGACTCCTACACGGTTCAGGAGGCTTTCGGCAGCTTTGAGACGCAGATCATCACCTCTTTCGGGGGCGGGATTGTCTATTGTCGCTACAAGTCTGTTGGCTGCTTTGAATGCGTTCATAGATAGCACGTCTTTTGTGCGTTCTACTATCTCATCTGCCAGTGTTTTGCGTAACCACGACGCACTACCCACAGAATACCCCGCATCTGTGGCTGCAGCGGTGATATTTCCACCGTTTTCAAACAGTATGTCAAGAAAAAGGGACTGTTGGGTGG